GTGCCGGGCACGGGACGCCAGGTGGTCTACCGCGACGACCAGATCATGCACGTGCGGTGGCTGTCGTTCGACGGCGTGAACGGTGCCGTGCCGGTCGACCTGGGCAAGGACGCTATCAGCCTGGCCCGGTCGCTCGAGCAGTACGCCGCCACGTTCTACCGCAACAACGCTCAGCCGGGCGTGGTGCTGCACACCGAGCAGGCCCTGCCACGCGAGGTCCGCGAGCAGCTGCGTGAGCAGTGGAACAACCGGCACCGTGGCCCGTCTCGGGCTGGCGAGGTGGCGGTGCTCTCTAACGGCCTCAAGGTCGACACCGTCTCGGCCACCAACCAAGAGAGCCAACTGGCCGAGCTCTGGATGCAGGCGCTGCTGGCCGTGTGCCGGATCTGGAAGATGCCGCCGCACATGGTGCAGGAGTTGGGCCGGGCCACGTGGGGCAATCTGGCCAGCGAAATGGTGAGCTTCGAGAAGTTCACCATCCAGCCGTGGCTGCGTCGGATTGAGGGTGCCATCGAGCGGGACATCATCGGCGACGATGACGAGCTCTACGCTGAGTTCTTGGTCGAGGGCTTGCTGCGTAGCGACATCACGACCCGCTACCAGGCGTATGAGGTTGCCGTGCGGAATGGCTGGATGACGCCCGAGGAAGTGCGGCAGAAGGAGAACCTCGGGCCGATGCCGGAGGACGACTCGCCGGGCGAGGTCGAGGACGTGCCGGCTGACACCGTAGAGGACGTGGCCGAGGCTGTTGGTCAGTCGCCCGATGACACGCCAGACGCTGGCGAAGGGGCGGCCAATGGCAGTTGATCTCAAGCCAACGGCCGGCATGGCAGAGGCGGCCCGTACCGGGCTGCGGCTGCACAACGAAGGCAAATCCGGCGACGGGCTCAAGCCCGAGACCGTCCGGCGTGCCAACATCATCGCTGCCCGCGAAGAGCTCACCGAGGACCACGTCCGAGAGATGAGTGCGTGGTTCGCCCGGCACGAGTCCGACCGGCGGCCCGACTGGAACAAGCAAGGCGAGGAAACGCCGGGCTTCGTGGCGTGGATGCTGTGGTCCGGTGACGCTGGGCAGCAGTGGTCTGCCAGGAAGGTCGAACAACTAGACCGCGAAGACGACAGGAGTAATGCCATGGAAGGCATGATCGAAAAGCGTGATATGCCGTTCGAGGACGATGGCGAGCTGGTCATCGAGACCCGTGCCGATGGGCGGCCTGTCATCAAGGGCTATGCCGTGGTCTACAACCGGCTGAGCGTCGACCTGGGCGGGTTCCGCGAGCGGATCATGCCCGGTGCCTTTGACGCCGTGCTCAACCGCCAGCGGGGCCGCGGCGACCTGGTGAGCTACTACAACCACAACCCCGACATTCTGCTGGGCCGGGAGTCGAGCGGCACGCTCGAGGTGTTCTCGGACGAGAAGGGCGTGGGCTACATCGTGACGCCGCCGGCCACGCGGGCCGACATCGTCGAGCTGATCCAGCGGCGGGACGTCAAGGGCTCGTCGTTCACGTTCAGCGTGGACAAGGGCGGCGAGGCGTTCGTCACGGACGAGACCGGCCGGGCGATCCGCGAGGTGCGGGCCGCCACGATTTATGAACTGGGACCAGTGGTGCAGCCGGCGTACCCGTCTACGTCCGCTGCGGTGGCCATGAGGTCGTACCAGGCATGGCTTGCAGAGCAGGCTACACCTGAGTCGATGCCACGCGAGGTCGGACCCGACGTCGTTAAGGCATCCATGCGGCTGCGAGCCGCGCGACTCAGGAGCTTCATGCGTGGCAAAGCCCGGTGATCCCTGTCCCAAATGTGGGAAGGGACGCATCCGTACACGCTCTAGTCACCCACTCGACGAACAGCGTCAGGTGCGGTATTTGGAGTGCCAAGCGTGCGAGTTTAAGGCCAAGGCCATCGTGCCGGCGCTGACTGTGTGGCGTCGGTCTTTTGTACCGTACAAACAACCTTGATGGCTTAGCGGCCTGCGTCCCGTAGCGTGAGTGACAGACACGGATTCTGTCACCCATTACGGGAGTGCCAAGGATGGCCGCCTCGCTCAACAAGCTCCAGGACCGTGCAGCCGCTGTGGCTGCCATGCTCGACGACCTGTCCAAGGTCGAGGATCGCACTGAGGCCCAGGTGGCCGACGTCGAGAAGCTGACCGCCGAGGCGGCCGAGCTCGAGCAGCGGCTCGCTCAGGAAACCGCCATCGCCGAGAAGATCGCCAGCCTGCGTGGCAAGGTCGCCGCGTCGGCCAAGCCCGTGGCCGTCGAGGCCGAGGCCCCCGTCACCCGCAAGGTGCAGCACGTCGGCCGGGTCCGTGGCTTCGCGTCGGCTGACGAGGCCGAGGTGTGCGGTCGCTGGATTCGCGGCTACCTGCTCAACCGCACTGAGGATCGGGCGTGGTACGAGAAGAACGTCGAGAGCCGGGCGCTGTCGAGCAACGACAACGCCAAGGGCGGGGTGCTGATCCCTGAGTCTTTCGCGGCCACCGTGATCCGCCTGGTGGATTCGTTCTCGTCAATCCCCCAGCAGGCCAACGTCATCCCGATGTCGAGCAACACGCTCTACATCCCGAGGCGGACCGGCGGAAATACGGCGTACTTCGTCTCGGACAACAGCGAGACGACCGCCAGCGACATGGCGACCGACAACGTGCTGCTGTCCACAAAGGACTGCCGCGTGGCGACCCGCGTGCCAAACAGCCTGATCGAAGACTCGGTCATCGACCTGGCCGGCCTCGTGGCTCAGGAGTTTGCCCTGGCCCTGAGCCGCAAGATCGACGACGCCGGCTTCGCTGGTGACGGCACCTCGACGCACGGCGGGATCCGCGGCATTCAGTGGCGGTTCGAGAACGAGACCCTGGCTGGCGAAGTCGACTCGGGCGAGGCCAATCTTTCGGCCATCACGGTCGATGACTTCGCCGAGACCATCGGCAAGCTGCCGAGCTACAGTCGTGCGACGGCGGGCTGGTACGTGACTCCGCAGGTCTACAGCACCTGCATGCTGCCCCTGATGCTGGGTGCCGGTGGTGTCTCTGCCGCCGAGCTCTCGGCCGGTGCCAGCGAGCAGCGGTTCATGGGATATCCGGTGTACTTTAACAACAGCATGCGGACGGCTCCGACGAGCGACCAGATCATCGCCTTGTTCGGAGACCTTCGGATGAGCACCCACTTCGGCCTGCGGTCGCAGATCGCTGTGCGTGCCTCGACCGACCGTTACATCGAGTTCGATCAGACGTACTTCCAGGCCATGTGTCGGTTCGACGTGGTCACGTCTGACATCGGTGACGCGAACACCTCCGGCCCCGTTGTCGCGCTGCGGCTCTGACCCTCTAACTGATTCACAAGGAGAGACCCTGACATGAACCCCGTTGCGAACAGCAAGAGCGTTGTGAGCCTGTCCCTCGCGGCTGGCGTTGCCTCGGCCGGCACCCACACCGTGGCAATCGACTGCCTCGGGTACGACTCGGTGAGCATCGACGTGGGCTACCGCTCGATTGCCAACACCTCGGCCCCGAGCGTGGTGGTTGTGCGGCACTCCGACACGGACGGCTCCTACGGGGCTATCGCCGGGTTGGCGCAGGGCACCGACTACACGCTGTCTGGCGTGGCCAACACGGCCACGGTCAACGTCACGCGGTTCAACCTGACGACCAAGGATCTGAAGCGGTATCTGCAGGTGGCGGTCACGCCGTCTGCGGACGCGACCGCCAACGCCAGCAACAACACCATCGTCGTGGCAGCTCGCCTCGGCAAGGGTGAGGCCGGCGTCGATTCCGCGGCCGACGCGAACGTCACGACCTTCGTGACCAAGTGAACCCTGGCTGATTGACGACTACTCCAACCAAAGGAGGATGCCGTGGGCGCGGCGTCACCTGTGGCGGGCGTGAAGCCTGCCGTTCTTGACACTGGCTCCGGGCCAGTGCGTGTCATGTGTGCCATGTCCGTGCCTCGGCTCGGCTGGCAAGACCACATGTTCTGCTGGCCTCGGGGCCTCATCCCGTACGGCATCTCGCCAGTGCGGCTTGAAGGGGCGTTCTGGGGTCAATGTTTGTCTAGGGTTCTATCCGACATGGTGGACCTTGATGACGACCCCAAGGCACCGCCGCTGTGGATCCTGACGCTCGACTACGACACGATCTTTGAAGCAGACGCGGTTCCCCGCCTGCTGCAGTACGCCACGGCCAGTGACTACGACGTGGTGGCGGCGTTGCAGATGAA